CACCACATAGATGTTGGCGTAGTAGGAGAGTTTACGTTTCTGTTTACGAGCAATCTCTTTGTCGGACTCAATACCAGAGTTCCAGAGTTGAGAGTTGTGTTCAGACACGGGATCCTTCTGACCCAGAGTGGTCAGAGAATTCTCGATAAACCAACCACCAGTTCCTTGGAAGGCGTGAGTGTAGAGTTTCGCCCAAGGCAGGTCTTCACCATCGGGGGCAGGCAGGAAACGGATAACGGCGTAACCATTACCAGCTTTATCAACTTCGGGTTTCCAGAGACGATCGTCTCCACTACCAGAAGTCTTGTTCATTTTTTCCACCTGCTGCACCAGTTTGGCAGTCAGAGAACCAAGGTTGGATTGTTTTTTAAGATTAGAAAAAGACATGGATTAAATCGGATTTGGCTTGTGTTGTGAACACCCCTGAATAATACTACGTATCCTCAGAGGCGTCAAGTTCTCCGTCACGGACTTTTCTCAGAGTTTCTTTCATATTCGTAAACACCTGTTCTACTGATGCACCTGGTGGCATACCAAGTAATGCAAGAGAGTTTTTCATATCTTCTACAATCTGATGTGCCTTCGGATCGTCAGACAGTTTCATGCGAGTATACATGAGTTGTTGTTTCTCCAACAGAGTTTCCAACAGTTCTAATTGTTCTTGCTGTTCTTCCTCATTCAAAGAGGGGAATCGCATGAATCCTCTCTGCAGATCAACTTGCAAATCCTCGATGTCCTGCATTCCTTTGCGGACGAAATCAGATTTAAAAAACTCACTCACAGTGCGACTCTCCTTAAAATTTCTTTATATTTTTGGGTATCGATATTATTTAACAGAAACGGTTTATACTTGTCAACCTTGAGACTTATGGTTTTCCACACAAAATCATCAAGTTTACCGTCAAAATCTTTCTTGTAAGACAGGATAGCATCGAGAATAATCAATGACTCTACAGATACATTTTTTCTCAGATGTTCTTTAACAAGGATGGGATGACTACCACTCTGACATTGAAACACAGAGTTGAAGTCCTTACCATCAAACAACTGTTCCATCTCCTGTCGGAACACATAACGCAGACTCTGCACTTTCTTTTGCCAAGTATGGTATTGTTCTTCTCCTACCTGAATGATCTCACCAATCCACATCTTCTCTGGATTGTCACATTGTGAGAAGATTGCGGTGAAATAATCAACGATCTCTCCGTCTTTTTTCTGACGGGACATCTTTTCAAAAAAATATTTATCCTTTCTCTTATTGAAAGAGGCGGTAGACGCTCGCGTCTTACCGCCGTACTTGAAGTAATCGAAGTTATCCTTCGTGAAATGATTTTTGAATGCTAGATAAGTCCTATAGCAATCAAACGCAGTCATAAGGGCAGTCTTGCGCGTGATGTTTTTTTGAGGAAATTGAGTTCCTGAGCTTCCCATTTCAGTTTCTCCTTCAGAGGTTTTGAAATGAGTTTGGGCACTGAATCCAGTTCGATCGCATTCTTTTCACAATAGTAGATGATTGCATCAATATAACTCATTTTGTCGTTAGAGACAATACCTTCGATCTCCTGTGCGAACCTTGCGGAACACAAGAACTTCTTTTCTAGAGCCTTGTTGATGTCATCCATTAACCACCATTCTGTTTTCGACAAAGTTTTTAACATAATTCACCAAGAGTTTAATAAAGTCACTTTTGTTGCGTTTATCATAAATTTGAACCTCACCACCAGGAGTTACCATAATTGTAATGAGTTTCTTGACAGGAATGCCAGTCAATTCGTAATACATGCACGCATATGCAGTCTCTTGGACAAAGTATTGTTCAATCCATTTTTCAGGTTTGATTTTGTCAGATGTCTTGAAGTCAATGACTGCAAGTTCTCCTTCATACTCTGCGATACAATCCACTCGGCCTGCAAGTCCCAGATACTCTGAGTACAAAGTCCTTTCGATTGCATGGATTGTACCTATCTTATCAAGATAAGGTTTTGCGTGGTGGAACATGAACTGAGTTGCGGGAAGATAGTCATCCCATTTCAACTCTTTGTTTTCTAGATACGCCTGAGCGGCTTCGTGAAAATCTGTGCCCCTGGTTGTGGCTCTTTTTGTAATACGATTGGCTTCCTTATCACCTACCCGTTGTCTCCACTTAATGAAAACGTCTCTGTTGTAGAAACTGGTGACTGAAGTAATAGAAGGCACCCAATCACCATTGGGTAACTTATATAGGCGCATTCCATTGGTCTCTTTTTTATCTAACTCAAGATCACCGAGGTGATTTTCAACAATGAACATTACATACCTAGAGCAAGTTTCCTAATGAGATACTCCCGTACAAGACCAGAACGAACGATGTCATTGACATTGAACTCGACCATCTGGAAGAGTTCAGGCATCTGTTCCAGGATCTTCATGAAGTCCAGGATGCCATTCTTTTCATGAGTCTTCTGCAAGTCTGTCTGAGTTGCGTCACCACAGAAGATGATCTTACAATCTTCACCACAACGTGTGATGATAGAGTCAAGTTCATGGAAGTTGAGGTTCTGACACTCATCAACCAGAACGATAGCTTTGTCAATCGTAGTACCACGAATGAAAGAAGTTGACCAGAACTTTATAGTCTCCTGCATTTTCAGGTTACCATACAACATTTCAAAGTCAGCATCAGTGGCCATCTCAAACATATATTTTACCATATGTTTATATGGAATTTGGTATAAAGACGACTTGTCTTCATGGTCACCAGGAAGGAAACCAATCTCCCGCGTCGAAACAAGAGAACGAACCACATACACTTTATCATAAGGAGTGTATTGATCAAGCACGTCTCTCAATGCAAGGTATAATGCAACGAACGTTTTACCTGTTCCAGCTGCACCATATGCAAAAATATTCTTACCCTCTTTGTATGAATCAAAGAGAACTTTTTGATTGTCCGTGATCGGTTCAATTTTTGTCAACAGATCAGTGTTGATCGGTTTCTTTCTCTTCATTTGTTTCGCGGTCATTCCGACGCCAATAGGTGAGTTTCCTTTTCTTGCCATTAGTGATTGATTTTGGTAACGCGGGCTCCTGGTGCTTTGGATGCTTTATGAAGTACATCATTCCATCCTGGGTTTTTGGCGATAAGTCTATCTCGCCATTCACCTATCTCTGTACACGCAGGTGCAGTTGAAGGATCAGACCAGTCTCTCTGCCAGTCTGGGTTATTTTCACACCATTGAGACCACTCTGTGATACTCATCTTCACTTCTTTCTGTTCACCAGTTTCTTTGTTAATTACAGGATATGTTGCCATGTTTTGGATCTTACGTAGTTTTATTTAGACCCACTCAAGGGCTTCTGAGACAGTAGGAAACTGTTCGATGAATACTTTCTTAGCATTCTCTGCGACCTGCATGTGTTCCTTCTGAGTACCATTGGCAGTCCTCAGAGTGATGTAATGGATCCATGACCGACATGAGCCAGTCATATAAATTTTTGTTGGCGTACAGAGAGGTAGCACATTACGAGCACACTCCTTTGCCACACCCCTCTCAAGCATCTGTTGATACAGTGCCATAGAAGAGTCAAACAGAGTCTGCATTTGCATCTCTAATCTCTGAACAACGAAAGGATCAAGATCATCAATCGAGTTCTGACGATTCTTTGTATCCTGTCTACGAAGTTCAGGCAAAGGAATCTTATCACCAAGCAGAGATGAATCTGCATACCGTTGAGAGAATTCTTGATATGTAAAACTTCTATGACGCAAAATTTGAGCCGCGATTGCCCTAGTCGTAGAGATCTCCAAGGTCATTGTAGACTGTTCAAAGACAGACCAATGATTATGCTTAATACAATAACGTAATAGACCTGCGTACTTATCATTTTCCTGGTTACTAGGATTGGAAACTCTGGCAATATATGCCATGGTTTGTTCTGCGTCAGGAGTGACACTCACAAGTTTTACATCAGTCGGGGTAGCCATCATCGTCCTCAAAAATTTCGTCGTAATCGGTAATGTGTGGTGCGATCTCTTCGTATTTGTATGAAGATACGTTGGAGTAAACTTCAGACTTCAAACATTCTACCAGAGATTCT